AGCCCAGCCACTAAATGTTTTTCCCTCTGGTGCGGTTAAACTTGATCCGTCATTTAGTGTGATTGAATTTCCAGCAGTGACTTGCACTGGATCTATAGTGCCTGTTCCACCGTTTGTATTATAAGTTACTGTATACTTAGTTTGACTGCTGAGTAGCCCCTCTAAGTATGTAATTGCTTCCTGTTTGGTATCAAAAGTTTGTGCTACAGACCAATTACCATTTTTAAGGGCTGCTACAGTTCCTTCAATTTCAGTAGTAGCAAATTCTACTGATTCGCCTTTAGTTGTATTTTCTGCGGAAGGCTCTGCAAATTTGACTTTATATAAAAATTCAACTTTATATTTATAAGCTCCGTTTACCATTTTAGTGACTACTCTACCAAGTCCAACATAAGGTGCGGTGTCATTTGCATTTCTAGTCATTTCGCCTTGCTCTGTTATTGAGTGACCGAGTAAATCAGCCATTGTTTGCAAATCATCCTCATCTATTCCCATTGTTACAGTGCCGCTTTGAAAAGATGTATCAGATTCAGCTAAAGTATCATCAGCATACAAAGTAGCATTATTGTTTGAAATTTCTACATTGCATGATACTGCCTTACCAGGCGTTTTAGCACCATCATATGACGGTGTACCATCTTGACCTTCTGTTAGCATTGAATACCTAAAATTAGTTAAACCGATTTTTGCCATTAATTATTACTCCCCTCATATCGTTCTATTGAAAAACATAATGTTTTATGAAAATATCCTGTGTCATCTTCGTACATATCACCGCTTGATCTGCTAGGCTGCCATGTAAAACCGTTTTGTTTTAATAATGTTTTTACACCCTCAATAATAGGAAAATAATTTCCCTTTGAATAAATGTCAAAGTCATAATAATCTACATAGTTTAATAGTTCATCATCCCCACTTAACGTATCATCAATATCTGTTTGCTGATATGTTATATAGGTTGTATTTTTACCATCATACCGTAAAAAAGTGACTGGAATTGATACCCCACCCACTGTAAAATCCGTAAATATTTGTTTTATTAACTCATTCATCTAGGAGTCCTCCGCTTAACTGCTTTTGTGCTTTAATCATTGCTTTTTCTATTTGTGCCTTTTTAAATGACTTGCGGAAAAAAGGCTGTTTAGGAAAAGGACGTGTAGATCTTCCATATTCATAAATTTGTGCTAAAAAGTCAGCGGGTACACCTTTTGTTGTAGTATATACTTCTCCACCACTTCTACCACGTCTTTTAAATGTTTTTCTATTGCCCTTAAATGGTAAATAACCAGAAAAATAAACCTTTGTGTTTATGCCATCATCACTAGGAGTTTTATATGTTTTACTTAATTTAACGTGGCTGGACATAGCAGTTAAAGGAACACTTGCTTTAACATTATTCATTGCTATTTCTGCCCCTGCTCTTGTCATTCCTCCAAAGATTTCATCTGAATTATCATATATTTTTTGAAAATCCTTCATTATTTCATCTGGTAATTCCATTGTAAATTTAGCCATTAGTGCGTTACCTCTTTTGCCTGTATTTCAAGCTCAACACCCGCTTCATTTACGTTATTAAGGTATTCTATGGTATAGGTTTTGCCTTTAAAATCAATAAGCATACGTCTATTAATCTCTGTTTGCGGGTATCTAATAGTGAAATTAGTATATGCTTTTTCAAAATCACTATTATTTATAATCAAAGTCATTCCTCTAGTAGTTTTTACACTTGCATAAGGCTGTAAAACTATTGTTTTTGTTTCTATGGGAAAACCTTGATTATCCTCTGTAACTTTCACATTGTAGATTGTTATTTTCTTATTATATTTCCCTGCGTTTATCATGAATTTATCACCACTTCAATTTGATAGGCTTTTTCCTTTGATAAGTTTGAAAATAAGATTTCATGTTTTAACAAATTCCAACCATATTTTTGGATTTCTCCAAAAAAGTGTGCATTCCTTTTATAGCCATTTCCACCTTTTCCCCACCTTATTTTAGGTTTGCGTGTTGTTACTCCTATATACACTTTTCCGTTAGGTGCTGTGTGTTTGTAAACAAAGTAACTCATAATAAATTCACCGAGTGCATACCTAAAATTGATTCAATAACCGAGTTTAAATTAGCTTTATCAATATAAAGTGTCCGATTATCCCACATATCTTGACAAAGCACAAATACAACTATCACAAAATCTTGGAAGCTATCTAGTCCCTCGATTGATTGTCCTGTGTAATTCATTATAAACGCTTTAGCAATTCCTAATAGATTATTAAGAGTGTTTATATCATCATTTGTTACTTCACTAAGTCTAAGATAATCAGCTATATCTTGATATGTAATATCACTGACTTTAGTTATATTAGTCATACTTATTCACCATTAACCCAAACAGCATACAATGTAGTATTTTCATGCGGTGTATATGGGCTTGTTACGTCTAGCCCAGCCACTAAATGTTTTTCCCTCTGGTGCGGTTAAACTTGATCCGTCATTTAGTGTGATTGAATTTCCAGCTATTACAGTTACATCTGTTATTGTACCTGTGCCACCATTGACATTATATGACACCGTATATATACCTACATTTACTACTGCATTTTCATACTGTGCGACATTTACAGTACCATTTTCAGTTATAGAAATATTCCCAGTTGGTACTAACTGTTTGTATTCCTCTGCTAAACCGTCAGATATTAACTGGTTAGCTAAATCATTGTCTACCTCTGCTACCCAGCCTACACCCAAAGACAAACTTAAATCAGCAGTTGTAAATGATTTTAAAGCTTGAATTTTCATTGTACTTATCCCTCCTATTTATTCTTATTTTTTGGTTGCCTTTTTGGCTTTGATTCTGTTTTTGCGGCAATTTCTTCAATATATCCAGCTTTGATTAAGTCACTTACGATCCGCTGATCGTAAATGACTTTTTCTTCGCCTTTTTCCATTGATACAACACCACAAAATGATTTTAACGCTTTATACATGGGATATTATCCCCCCTTGCTATTAGTTAGATTTCATGGTTAATTTTGCAATTTGTTGTTCATCACAAACTTTTGCGTCAAATTCAAACCAACCGACCACACCATAAGCGTGTTCATCAGCAAAGCGTTCTCTTAATACTTCAATGCTAATATCTTCATTAAATTTAGTTGCTAAACCATGCATATCACCATAGTAAATAGCGGTATTTCCTGCTGCCATGTTTGGCATATTATCAGATACATATACTGGTTTACCAAGCAAGGAAGTACCAAAAGGTGTACTAATATCATCATTGAGCAAGTAATACCCAGTTGAAGATTTTAATGTTCTAAGTGCTGTTCTAGTTGCTGGGGACATAATCCAAATTGCGTTATTTTGGAACTCATCTTTAATGGAGTCATGGAGCTGTACTACTTCGTCTGCTGTAATTGCTGTTGCCGAAGCGGCTGTAATACCATTTGTCAGGGTAGACAAACCTGTTACTTTTCCTACTGTGCCAAGTAACAATTCCTTCTCTATAAATCTCTTGATTGCGTATGCCATTTCATCAACTACAAATCCAACAATATCAATCTGTGAATTATTGATTAATGAGCGTGATACTTTGGTTAAACATCCTGCTAAAAATCCAGTTAATTCAATACTTGCAAATTTACCAGAGCTAGAAGTTAAAGCTGTAAATTCACTTTGATATGCAACTGTAATATTATTTGAGTCTGCTGGATAATAAGGAATATCTAGTTTGCCTTTAACATTGAATTTTTGCGATCTGTCGAGAATTGGACAGATATTATAAACCTTCCTAATAATGTGGTTTACAATAGTTGTAGGAATAACTGCTCCATTATCAGATTTTGTTAATTCCCCTGCACGTTCATGTAATACATATCCTCGTACATAATTTTCAAAAGCTCTGCATTCATTGATTTCTTTTTCTTTTCTGATTTCTTCCTCTGTTTTCATTTCTTCCCCTCCTACTGGTTTAGCTTCCTCTTTTGGCTTTTTGTCGATTCTATCGAAAAATTCATCTAAATCTAAAGCCTTTACTATTTTTCTAACATTGTCACGAATTTCTGCAAGTTCAGCCATTTCTGCGTCTGTTAGTTCTCTTTTTTCCTCTTTTGCTTTGTTTAGTGTTGACTCTGCTCTGGTTATAAGATCGTTTTTCTTTTCTATTAATTCTTTTGTGTTCATTAAAAACATTCTCCCTTCATTTGTTTAATCATATTTTCATATTTTGTGTAGTCTATTGGTTTTTGCTCTGGGATAGGCGATTCAAGTTCGTGATCCATCTCTGGGCTTCCTGGTTTTTCATCTCTACATTCGTGCGTCACCACCTCCCCATCAGAAAAAGGTTCAGCTCTAAACTGCATTTTTCTGTTTTCAGATCGTGCAGTAATTAGAGTACCTTCATACGCTGGGCTTTTAGTTCGATCTAAAATAGATACTTCATACAAATCCATGTCTTTAACTGCCCTCAAAGTCACTCCATTTTCAATAGTTTGTACTACATCTCGATCTTCAAATCCAAAAGACCAGCCGACTAGATCCCCCCGCTTTGCCTTTTTAATAATAGCTGGATCTGTAATTACTGCCCTTGCTTTTAAACCTATGTTATCTTCCTCTAGTTCTAAATTCCCTTGCTTTGTGCTGCCAAGATCTCGATTCCAGTCATGGTTTAAAAGAATATGTATATCATCATTTCTCTTTATTGCGTTTTTAAATGCACCCTTACATATCCGCTCTATAAACTGTCCTATTCTCGACATTAAAGGCTTTGAATTACGTTCAATAGCATTGACATACCCTTCAATTTCTACACTGTCTTTTTTTATTCTAACCTCCATAACATCACCCCCTTTAAGTGTTACTTATCTTCTAAATAAGCTAAATAAGCTATTCCACCTACAACTACAAAAATAAAAAGAAATAAAGTAGCAATTATAAATTTAACCATCACTACTATTCCCGCCTTCCTCAAAAGCTGTATCAAGTTCTTTATCTTCTATTAATTTTTGAGTATTTAAATCTGTCTGCGAGTCAGTATTAGGTGTGTAATACTTATGTGTATTAACGTCATATAAAACTGCACCTAAGCCCACATTGACTACATCAAGTCCTTCTACATATTCCATATTTTCACTTCGTCTAATTTCATTAAGAGTCATAAATCCAGTTTCTTTTGCGAGTTTATACGATTCATAACGCTCTTTTAAATTTGCTTTTATGATCTCTTTTACGTCAAATTCAAAAAAATGATTTTTCTTTTCCTTTTCAAGTAGCAAATCCCTGTTAAGTGCTGTTTCAAACGCTTTAACTATTGGATATATTGCTTCCTTAAAGGTGTCATAAAAATCATTTTTAATGTGGAATATATTATTAATTTCATCTTGAAGTGTCTTTTTACTTTCGTTTAGTTGCATTTCTACAGAGGAATTACTAGCCTCTTGAAATTCAAGCCCATTATTAAGTACCACTACATTACTTTCACTATTAGCATATAGATTTTGCCATGCCTTTTTTAGCACGTCTATTTCTTCCTGTCCAAGCCGCCTATTAGACTTTAAAAAGCCTTTTTTATTACCACCACTTTTAACTAGTCCTAATTGGTATAGAAGCGTTTGATATGCAGCTTCTAAAGCCTTTGATAGTTCTACAGTTACTCCTACACCACTTGCACCATCTTTAGTTTTTCTAAGCAGCTTTATAAATTCAAAAGGTTTATATTCTTGCCCTTCAACCAAAATTACATAGTCTTTAAAAATAGGCTTGTAATTCTTCATAACAGTTATATAAATATCCTCAACATAAAAAAGACCTGTAACATCATTTCTATTTTTGCGGATATAAGCATAACCGCCCTTGCCAAGTAAATAATCCTCAACCATTGCTTTTTTAAATTGAAAAGCGTCTAAAGTGTCCCCTGTATCACCATTTAGAAGTTTTACTCTGTTATCATTATCTAGTGATTCTACTTTTCCCTGTTTGTATTTATAGAGTTTAACTGGCATAGAAGCTATCATATTACTAATAAAATCAACTGCCCCTGCAACCGCTGGTAGTGTCATTGCTTTTTCTCTGGTGATTACCTCACCACCCATTAGTGCTTTTAATAACACATCATCTACGGGTGGAGTTATAGGTGTATTCTCCCCAGCTTGATCTCTTTTTTTAAAAAAGTCGAATAATCTCATATTCTCACCCCCTTTGCTTAAAATAATTGCACTGTAAAATCAGCAGCATTTATAAAATAATCTTGTTCGACAAGATACATAGCATTTATAAGGCTTACCACCATATCTACCTTACCTGTACTTTTCTTTTTAGCTACATACAGATTTTTGTTTGTGTCATATACACATTTTGCATTCTGGAAATTAATTTCTAGTAGTTTGTTTTCTGTATATGCAAATTCTTTTGATAGGATTTTTTCTTTAAGCCTTTTAGTTGCTGGGTGTAAAGTATTGGAGTGTTGACGGATTTCTACCATGTTATAACCCGCTTTTTCTAATTTCTGTGCTGTACTTAAAGCATTCCACCTGTCATATCCTATTGCTTGTATCTGCACACCATATTTGTTTTCCAGAGATAATATAAAGTTCTCTATAGCTCCATAATCAATTACTTTGTCACCACATGAAATAACTTTGCCTGTCTTTAAAAGCTCCATGTAATTTACTTTTTCTACTGCTGATTTTTCCTTGACTCTGCCTTCTGGGATAAAAGCGAAGCTATCAGCAAGTATCTTATTATTATCATCTACACTAACCATTGTTACACTTGTATTGTCATTAGACTCTGATAAATCCAATCCTAAATAGACTACTCGACCGCTCCAATCAATATTAGCCACTTTACATTCTTGTACGTCTTTAACATCAATAAATGTTTGAGTACCTACACCTTGATACACAATATTGCAATGCTTTGTAACAAAGTTTTCTCTGGCATTTTCTACAGCTATTGCATAGGATCTTTTTTTAAGTAGATCTTCCCATATTTCTGGGATTTCTAAAGCCACTGGGTTAGATTGTTTTAGAATTAAGTCATTATCTTCCCAGCCCTTAGTTTTATCTGGTTCATATAACAAACTAAATCTATTTTCATCTTTTTCTATTCCATCTAAAACTTTTTTAGAATATGCTACTTCATCTTCAAAAGGATTATTTATCGTTGGATATTTTGTTGAGATTATAAAGCCGAGTTTGTTTAGTATATTAAGCTGCCCAGATCTCATAGCATTTATTGCATAGCTATTAGGTAAAGCTCCGACTTCATCAGCTATAAAAGCATTAGGAAGCCTACCATCCATTCTACTGGTGCTATATGATAGCGGTGTATATGTAGTTTGCAAAGGTTTAAATAAAATATAATCTCTTAAAATCTTAAATCTTTTATTGTTTTTAAACTCATATATTAGTGGGCTTGATTTAATTGTTTCTGCTATTGCTTCTCTAATTTCCCTTGATAATGCACCATCTGGAGCTACTGAATAAAACTTACTAAACTTTGGTTCTGTCAAAAACAAAAGAATAAAGATAGTTGCTATGGTGTATGTTTTAAAGTTCTTCCTGCATATCTCCAGTACACCATTTTCATATCTTCGCTTGTTTGGATTATCTCTATACACCGTACAAAGAATTGCAATATAAAAAAGCCATTGATAACCTACTGTACATTCGTAAAGACTTTTCCCAGCCTTTAACCCTTTAGGCATAATCAATAACTTTAAAATGTTTTCTACCTGTTTTACTTTTTGATCGCACACCATATATTTTTCATTTTTGCCTTCGCAGATTTTCATAAAATCTATCATTTGCAATTTAACATATTTAGGTGTGGTGTTACGTTTTACTGACCTTTTGCAAAATTCATACGCTTTATTCAATCTTGTTCACCGTTTATCATTTTCATTAATGGATCTAATTCTTTTTTAGATTCTTCAACATTAAAATTTTGAATAACCTTCATTAGTGTTTGTACGGTTTTATTAGCTAAATCACAAGTGGAGTTGTAGCTTTTTACACTGGGACTGGAATATACGTTTTTCTCCCCTCTTACATATTCTTTTTCAACTGTTAGCCCTTCTTCCTTAATTTTTTCCTTTAATTCTTCTAGTGTGTCTATTAAAAATAAATATCTGTCAAAGGTTGTTGCAAATAAGAAATTACCTTGTACTCCATTTTCCTCTGCTATCTTCATAATTTGTGCAGCTTGTTTTTTATATTTTGCGTTTTTCAAATATATCACCTCGTTTTATCAATTTTTTAACAGTTTTTAACTAAAATTTATAAAAAAAATAACAAATTATAAATTTTGTGTTCAAAGAAGGGCGGTTGGTTATTTAATTGTCTGAAAATTCAGACCATACCCCTAGGGGGGAGGTATTTTTTCCCTGTCATATACCAGATTAAGTAAATAGTTTTTGTCTATCTCGCCTTTATCAGCTAATTTGTGATGTTCTACACATAAAGCTATAAGGTTATAATCATCCAGTAACAAACTAGGATTATCTTTAACTTTGTTTATATGGTGTACTTCTAAGTTATCATAGGTATAGACTCCCTGATCTTTACATACTGCACATAGATAATTTGATTTCTCTTTTATCTGTCTAGCTTTGCTATGCCATGCGTAAGTATTTCTAAGTTTTCGTTCTTCTCCACCCCTATATACTTTGCCTACATTGCATTTGTAATTATATGAGTGGATAGAGCCACACCTGCTACAAGATTTATACATGGTATATCACCTCTATTCACTGATATTAGCCCACAAACACCATAAGATTATGATTATTACTAAGGCTATCAATAAAAATAGTTCTATTCCCATTTTTATTTAACCTCAAATTTTTAATACTTGATCTGGATATATTAGATCTTTGTTTTTAATATTATTCTTAATAACTAGATAATCTACAGTAACACCATATTTAGCAGCTATAGCACTTAAAGTGTCACCCTTTTTAACTATGTATGTTTGGTCTTTATCAGTTATAGATTCCTTTTTAAAACCGTTTAATCCGTTATATTTCATAATCTCTGGATAATCTTTATATGATAAATTTAAATCAACATTACCACTGATACCATTAACTCTACCTGTAGAAGAATATTGCCACATACCACAAGTATACTCTGGTTGATTTACATACCATTGTGCTAACCATAAATCATACTTAGGTACTAATTCCTCTGCGTACAGATATTTATCTAGCCAATTAAGATTGCAATAAAACATAGCATAATATCCAGCTTTTTCGACTTCCTGACAAAATGCTTTTACAATATCAGTACGTTGCCTGTTATTTAGTTTTAGCTGCTCTTTATCTTCAATATCAAATACAATAGGATATTCAAACTTCATGCCTTTTATATTTTCTAAACAAAACTGAGCTTCTAATCTTGCGTCTGATTCGCTATCAGCATAAGAATAATGATAAACTCCTACATCCAATCCTACATCTTTTGCTTTTTGATAATTTTCTTTAAATTTTTTGTCTATCTGTTTAGGATCTTTTTTTCCATAACCTTCACGAATAATAACAAAGTTTACATTATCATCTTTTACTTTTTTGAAGTCTATTTGTCCTTGCCATTTTGATACATCTATGCCTTTTCTAGCTGCCATTATAACACCCCTTATTATTTAACAATATTTTTAAATCCACTAAAGATACCACACGCTTCAAGCCCAAAAGATAGCCCAATAACAATGCCTTTTACTATTCCATAGTTCATTCCTATACCATAAACACCTATCCCACTTAATAACCCCAGTCCAAGATCCACTAAGGGAATATATCGAGCTTCTAAACCAGCCTTTTTTATGATTTCAGCTATACCCATTATTAAGCCGACCTGTGAAATTGGAGTAAACAAAAAAGTAACCAGTTCATCCATTCCCATATTCACACACCCCTTTTTACAAACTCTTACAATATAAAAATACCACTAAAAATATCGCATTTTTTCGTATGTTAATGTATTTCTTTTTATTTTTTCAAGTTTTCTATAAACTTGCGATTGACTATAATTCAAAATAAAAGCTATTTTTTGTATATGTAAGTTGTCTAAATAACGCATTGTATATATCCTATCCCATATGTTTTTACTATGTCTTAATTCTATTTCCTTTAGCTTTAAAAGCCTTGCTCTATCTTCAACTATTGCTTTTATTTCTTCGAGCCTTTGATCTATTTTTGTCTTTTCTTTTGCTATTAAATATTCATCAAAAACATTCGCTGGAGTTGTAGCAACAATGCCTTTGTCAGCCCTTGCAGCTTTAGGTTGAGTCTTTGCAAATAAATACTCTTTTTCTCTTAAAATATCATCATATTTATTTTGTGACTCAAAATATTTATTCTTAAAATCTTCATAAACAACATAGACAAACATATAAAATCGCTCCTCTATATCAATCATTTTTCTTGCTATTTATCCAAGTTAAGGCAACCATTGTAATACAAATAATCAAAGTAATTTGTACAGCTATAGCCATAATTATTACCCCCCTTTAAAACCAATAGATAAGCATACAGCACTACTAACCATGAATAAAGCACCAATAAAATAATTGAAATTTTGCATGGATTCCATTGTCCAACATGAATATATAGCTCCACCAAAAAACAAACCTACACCAGCAATTACAAATATTAAGTTAATTATCTTAGACATATTTTAACCGCCTTTTTAATTCAGTATTTGTATGCCTAAATAATTTTATTCGTAAGCTATATATTTTAAATACCTTTATTTTCGCCATAAATACCCCAAATTTCAATTTTATTTCTTTTCTAGTATAATTTATCCCCTTTGTACTTTGACCGTCTTAAAATTAATTTTAGAACTTGTTTTAAATATCTATTATTCTAATAGCCTGTCCATTTTCATATCCATAGCAATTTGTTTTGAAAATTCCCTTACAGATTGAGGTAAGGCTAAATATTCTTTTTCTTTTTCAGCTCTTGCTTTGTATGACCTCATAAAATTAGATTGTATAACAGTGTCAAATTGGTTTGTATCAATCAATGACCATTCTCTAAGTATGTTATGACTTCCTACTACTTTTTGTATTGTAGGTGGTAATTTGTCATATTCCTCTTTGGAATTATACAAAGAATTTCTAACTGCATTTTTAATATAATTCCATGCTTCCATTTCAGTCATAGTATCTGGCTGACTTATTTCTCGCATTTTCTTTTTGATTACACCTATAACTGGTGGATAACCTTTTTCATCAGTAGCAATAAATGCCTTTACTGCGTTTATAACTAATAAAACATCCTCATCTTCAAACATGGTATGCCATAAATCAACTACATCCTCTGCGTCTTCCCTCGACAAGCCTTTATAAAAAACAGGGTATGCTTTTCTTAAAACAGTTAATACTTTTATGGTATCTTCTCTAGTCATACTATTTCACCTCAACATCAATAAATGTTCGTAAAGGTTTATTGCCTTTTAGCACTTCATCAAATCCATCCCTGCTTTTTGAGGTGGCTTTTATATTCCTCATTAGATAATCTTCACTGTCTTTTCGATATTGTTTGATATCATATGAGGGCTTTTGCTGTTCATTTTTGACTGGGAAAAATCCTATATAGCCACGTTCAATTGATTGTTGGACTATTTTAATTTTGTCCTCATCATTAGTAGCTAAATTGTTTAGTGTTTTAAGGCTTAATTCTATAGCCCTGTTAGTTAATGCCCCCTTTTTTAATTTGCGAGTTTTTAAATGTTCTTTTAATTCATCTCGTAATTGTTGATTTTCTGTATATCCTTCTATCAGATCATCAAAAGATTTTTTATTTGACTCTTTGTTGCCTGATTTTTGCTTACTTACTTTCTTACTTATATTATTAATACTTGTATTATTAATACTTGTATTATTATCTGTGACATTTTTGTCACCACCCCCCATGACATTTTTGTCACTACCCCCCATGACATTTTTGTCACTACCCCCCATGACATTTTTGCCATTAAGTTCAGCATTTTCATTTATAGGTGTATTATTTAATTTTAAATATCTATATTCTATTTCTTTACTGTTTGCTTTATATTTCAACTCTGAATATATATATCCATATTTTATTAACTGGTTAATCCACCGTATAATAGTCCTTTGATCTACTTCATATAATTTAGAAAAATAATTATTATTTGCCCAGCAATAACCCTTTTCATTACATAATGCTGTGATTTCACCATATAATAATTTAGCATTTGCATTTAATCTCTTGTCATATCTTACATTTGCTGGTATAATAGCAAAGTATGATTTTTTTATGTTTTTTTCTTCTGTTGTGTCAGAAGAAATTTTTTTATTTATTTCCATAATTTTATTCCTCCATTTTTTTAAAATATTTCTAAATAATCAGTTTTTTAGAAATATTTTTTATGTTTATAATAGAAATTTAAAAATTTTGTTGATTTTTAAACCTCTAATTATTATTATTTATTTAGAGCTTTTAGGTCCTCCTATGATTTTAAATATTTCTAAATAATCAGTTATTTAGATATTTTAGGATTTAAAAGTTCTAACTGTGTGTTTTATTTGTTATAGCTGGGAACCTCCGCTATAACAATATTTTTTTATCCAATTTTAGGTGTCATACTATCTGGCATGACTTTAAATGGAATATCTCTGAAATAAAGATTATACACAGTATCAGATAAAATTTCTTTACACTGTTTTTCAAGCAACATAAAAAAAGTATCATTATCATCTTGCATATTTTCCACTAAACTACTAACTTCATGAAGTATTCTATCTAATCTACTTCGACCTATTCCGCATTGTCTGTTAGCAGCTACAACAAATATTTTAAAAAGATTATTTGTAATTACAACCTTCATTCGATCAAATTCTTTTTCTAAATACTCTTTGTTACACTCTGCCAGTGCGTCAAATAATTCTTTTTTAGCTTTTGGCGATAAATCATTTAACCCTTTGATCTTGCACTTCATTTTTAAGATACTTCCTCTATTTCTACTATAACTTTTGTTTTTTCTCCATATACAAAAGAGTCACTAAAACCTACTACATATTCTCTAGTATCATCTTTTATTTTCCCTGTTTTAACCATAGAGTCCAAAATAAATTTTTTAGAAAATGCTATATTGTCTAAATCACGTCTTTTAGTGGATTCTATCCATGTAAAATTAATTCTTATTGGCTTTTCCCATTTAGGCATTTTTATTAAATAAAATCCGATCATGTTTTCTATATCCCTTTTGTATTTAGCTGCTTGATATTTATTGGAGCGGCACATCCTAACATAATCATTAAGGGAAGGTAATTTCATACAGATTACATATTGATATTTTCCCATATTTCCACCGCCTGTTTATTATTCCTTATACATCAAAAGGTAAATCACCATCAGAGGTTATATATTCATCTTCATTTGTCTTTTTATTAGATCCTCCGCAAAAATGGGCTTTATCAGCTATAAGCTCTGTTACATATCTCTTAACCCCTTGATTATCCTCATAATTCCTGCTATTGAGCTTACCCTCTAATAAAATCTGATCCCCCTGGACAAAATATTTAACGATAAACTCCGCTGTTTGTCTGTATGCTACACAATTTAAAAACAATGTCGATTCTTTATCTTTGTATTTTTCATTACAAGCAAGTGTAAAAGAACAGACAGCTATATTATTTTGTGTATGTTTTAACTCTGGATTTTTCGTAAATCTCCCCTGTAATATAGTTTTATTTAACATTGTCGTTCCCTTTAACCTCCATATACGCATATTTCACTAGAATAGATCACCTGTTTATTACTTCCTAAAGCCTTTGCTAAATTTTCATATGTTTTTAATGCTAAATCTTCATAGTCTGTATGGTTGCTATACAGTGTATATGTTTTTGCATAATTCTTTGATACAAGGTAAATATCTATTTTTTTAATAGTATTGCTTTTATAAACCTTAATTTCTCTAATATCATCTAAATTAATTATCCAACAATCAGTAATTTTATTATTTAATGGAGTATCAAACACCAACCACATAATAATTAATCCTCCAATACACGTTTTAAAAGTATATCTAATTCAGCCTTTACTAAGTTTATTGGTTCATTCAATTCTAATTCAGTCATTGTTTTGTTATTAATTAATTCTTCATATTTAGCTAACAGTTTAGTTAGTTCTATTATTCTTCCTTTAACATCTCCATATTCCATAATCTTCACCATCTAATTTTAGTAATACATCAAGTTCTTGTTGTAATTTGTCTAATCTTCGCTGTACTTGTTTTTTATCTATTTTCCCTTTTAGTATTTGATATTCATAATATTCTAGTTCTATTGCTAGTTCGTGTATTCTTCGTAAATTGTCATAGTTTATAATAATCACCGCCTTTATTTCCAAAATCTTATTTTCATAGTTGTTACAAAGGCTTCCCACAGTGCATATAGTAAAAATAAACATCCTGCAACTTTTATTATAAAAATTAATTCTTGCAACTTTACACCGCCTTATTTTTAGTTGAATATTTTGTTTAATTAGTTAAATTCTTCACAAAGTGTTTTAAATGTTAATAAAATTTATAATGTTTTACAAGTGATTATAAATTCACGTTTTACCTATTATTTGTAACCATCTTAGAATTACAAAAGAATATAATATTTAAGTTTGTTAAAACATACAGTTTTTTCTATGTTTTTAACAAACTTTGTTTATTGATTTTTTATGCTATAAATATAATTCTTTTATTATTTATTACTCATAATTTTACTGATTAATTTTGTTGCTATATCAAGTGATAGATTTTCTAATTTATCTATATTATGTGCTTCCAGTAGTTTAACTAAATTTTCACCTGTATATTTACCCTTTAAAATTTCTAATTGCTTTGGAGTTATTTTTTTATTTTGCTTAGTTTGTTGCTGTTTTTGATCTGGCGAATAATCACTGTCTTTATTATCATCAATAGCAAAAAGCCCATTTAAAGCATATTTTCGTGCATAGCTGCTTGTACTTCCTGTTATTTGTGATTCATCTAACCCTTTTTTATTTTCTGGTTCTCTTGCAAAAGCTGTAGACTCTGTATATTCTCCATTTTCAGTATCTATTAATTTTGCTGTTGCTTTTATATAAAACCTATTTTCTATATTAATTATTTCATCACTAATAGTTAGTGCTGCATTTACCTCTGATAATAAAGGTTTAGCCGCTTCTAAAATATCCTCTGCATTTCTATAATAATATTTTCCAAAAGAATTATATTGAGATTTCTTGCATTTTAGTTTTACTTGTATTTCAGCTAACTTTTGATATACACCCATTAATTATTGCCTCCAATACAAAACAATTCTTCATAAGTTTTACCATAACGCTTACAAATACTATCTATATCACTTTTTTTAAATTCTATTTTCCCATATAGCTTTTTGGCTAGTGTGGTTAGTGACGTATTCATAGCTTTAGATAAACTTGATATAGTATCACCATGCCTTGTCATTTCTACTGCTATATTAATAAATTTTGTTTTTCGCATTTCTGCACCTCTTTTCTTTGGTGGATCTATTCTGTATACATAGTAAAGTTTAGATAAGCCCAGTTTAAATTAGTTAAGCATAGGTGAGTTTTCTTTGGTTACTTTCTTTTGCGTGTTTGTGTTACTTTATTGTATTTTTTCTGAAATAAAATCTTACACTCTAATATTTAATATCTAATATCTAATATCTTTACTCTACGTAACAATGTTACGCTTTTTCTTCCAATAATTTACAATCTTTTTTAGCACGTAATTTTCGCATTCTTTGTGCTGCTGCCGATTCACTTCCGATCATCTCATTAACACTTGGTATACTGGCAATTTCTTCTGATTCCTTTACTAGCCCTAATTGTTTAAAAAGACTCATAGCAACAATTACTGTGTCCACATCTATTCTTGTAATTGCGGCTATATCTTCAACATTCATAGGAATTAAATTATTTCCAATATGAAAAGCTAGTTGACCTTTAGTATTCATTGTTTTTAATAATAATTTTAAATACAAATTTATATATATATGTCCGTTTTGCTGCTTTTCTAGCCATACAATACTATCATCATTAAAAAAATTCTCTTTTAATTTTATCCAATAATACCTTTTTTGTTTTGCCATATTCCCACCTCCCTTTTTTATCCATATATAATTATATCAAAATATTTTCTATTTTTTAATACTTTATGAAAATATTTACATTTTATATTAACTTTGGTTTTTTATTCTTCCTTTTTTATTCCTAAATACTCATATACTTTAGCTTCTGAAATATGGTAGGTATATTTATCTCCATTTATCTTTAAAGCGACACCAAAAGGAAGCAACCCCTGTTGTAGACCGATTCTTACAAATTGAGGTGACTTATTTAATAGTCTTGCACATTCTGTGACAGTCATAATCTTTTTACCACCTTTTAAATAATTTTTAGTTTTTACACGCATAATATAACAAGATATTTTTTATAAGGCAATATTAAAAAAGCGTAAAAAAGTTATTGCACAATAATTGTATATTACGTATAATAACCCATGTGAACTAAAACAAACGGAGGTTAATTAAAAAATGCAGACTGGAGAAATAATAAAAAATTTACGTCACATGAATAATTTGACTCAAGATGATATGTCTAAAATATTAGGCGTAAAAAAAAGCTCCATCCAAAAATATGAGTCTGGAGCGGTTAGTAACCTAAAAATGCAAACAATCCGCACTATATGTGAACATTTTGAAATATCACCGTATGTGCTGGTATTCCCAGAAAAAATTAATGATATGGACACCGCTTTAATGTTCCATATTGGAGAAAATGATTCAAAACACCTTGTAAACTTAAACAATGAGGGTATTAAAAAAGTTTTAGACTATGCCAAAGATCTATATGACAGCAAAAACTATACTAAGGGTGAATAAAATTGATAGCAGAAAAAAACAAACGAAAAAGAGTTAGAGGTAATGGTGAGGGCAGCATTATTAAATTAAGTGGTAAAAGAAAAAGACCATACGCTGTTAGAATAACTACAGGTTGGACTACAGAGGGCAAACAGAAATATAAATATTTAAGTTACCATGAAAAAATATCTGACGCAAAAACAGCACTAAGAGAATATTTATCTAACCCATATAATTTAGAAAAACAAACATTAAAAACTGTTTTTGTTGCATGGATAGAAAAAGCAGATCTTAAAGACAGTACAATATACAATCATAATAACGCTTTTCAAAAAATAGAGCAGCTTCATAATAAAGCAATAGATAAAATAACATTAAAAGACTTAGAATTAGCTTTGTCCAGCTATAAACCTACTGTTCAAAGCACAATAAGAAAAACATTAAGAAATTGCTTTAAATATGCTATGAAGCATGAATATATAACTAAAGACGTTACTAAATATTTAGAAGTAGATAAACATACTAATATAAAAGAAATTAATATTTTTACAGTCGAAGAAATTAATGAATTGTGGGATAAAGTAGGATCTACTTATTATGATGATATACCCCTTTTGCTACTTTATACTGGGTTGCGAATTTCAGAGTTATTTAATATAAAAACAAGTGACGTAGACTTAGAAAATGAAGTTTTAAATATTACAGACTCTAAAACTAAAAATGGTATTCGTATTTTACCAATACACAAAAAAATTATGCCCCTCATTAAGAAAAGGCATAATCCCGACAATATATATTTAATTGTAAATAATAAAAATAATCAAGTAGACTATACAAACTTTATTAAATACCATTGGAAGTTAGACCATACAAGGCATGAAGCCAGACATACATTTGTATCTTATTTAACTAAGTGTGTTGAAGATAGGATCACTATTAAACAAATTATTGGACATAGCAAAAAAGATATTACAGATCATTATACACATAGAAGTATAGAGGAATTATGTTCAGCTATAAATAAATTAGAGTACAAATAATTGTATATTTCTATGTGTATTTCTTTGTATATTGTTAATATCATATTTTTGTATATTGTATTGTATACTACACCCCTTGTTTTTAACTACTTTTAACCCACATAAACTGCTTTATATCAATGGTTTTATTGATATATAACCACTGGGAATAATCCTTCTTAGATTAATTCCAGCATTGATATATTAATGTTTATTGTATATTTGTATATTATATGTATATTACAGCATTTAAAAAGCACTTCATAATGGAGTGCTTTTTATCAATGTGGGAAATATGGTTATTAACTTTTTATAAGTCAAATTTAGTGATTTTTTTGACCTATAAACATTCCATCATAAATTGACTTTTTTTTACTTTTTAATATAATGAAAAAGGTAGTAAAGGCTTTTGGTCTAGCCTTTATGGATATTTATAAATATTACTGTAGAATTGGTAGCTTGAATTTCAAGCTGCTTTTTCTTATGTAATTTTTTATATATCCAATAAAATACTTTAGCTGCTATCTTCATAATATCCCCCCCGCACTAACAAATTTATAGTTTGCCGAAGGGTATATCATAAAGACTTAACCTCTACTACCTATAATCATTATAACATAAATTGATTATTATTTATTTTTGTAATATAATATTTACACACTCATAGTTATTTACACTCCGTAGCAGCTCTTTATTTTGAGCTGTATTTTTTATTGTCCACAAGTGTTTTTAATATGTGGATATGTCCATTTTAAACTGGTTAGATCAAATAAAAAAAGGATCACTTTTTGTGATCCTTAATTTATTTCCTTTATTAATTGATCTATTGAATATAATAGTAAACCTCTGTATTTATTCCATTCTTCAAAGTCTTTTACTGTTAGCATTTCTCCATTGTCTTTTATAATTTCACATATTACTGCTGATTCTTCTCCACACAACTTAGCCAACTGTACACTTGCTTCCGTATGTCCTTGCCTTACTTTTAAAAGCTCTGGTTTAGCTCTTAAAGTAAATAAATGTCCAGGTGATACAAAATCTTTTAATACAGCACTCCCACTAGCTATAAACCTAGCTGTGTTCCCTCGCTCTACTGCACTTACTCCTGTACTTCCATTGTTTAAATCCACTGATTGATAAAATGGTGTTCCTAATTTATCAACCTTTATATTACTATGTATCATTGGCTCAAATCCTATCCTGTCGCATAATTCAGCACTCATAGGACAGCATACTAAACCTCTAGCATGAGTAACCATGTAATTAATATTGTCTGTAACAGCATATTTAGCTAAACAACACATATCTATTTCATTTTCTAAGTCTGGACTATCAGCTAAACATATAATTCTTCCTTTATTTAATGCATTTAAAATTTTATCTAATTTATTAAACATTTAATATTTCCCCTTTGTTACTTTAAATTATCTAACTGTTTGTACAGTTAATGAAGTCCTACTCCCATAAGTATTTCCACCTATAATATCTGTACTGTCTGTGGTGTAATACCACAAATAAATTATATCCCCCTCTGTAACTGCTGCTAACATTGGAGGGATTACTAAGGCTTCTGGGCAGCCACTAGTTATATAGTTATATGTCCATCCAATAGTATTGTTATTGTTATAACTATTTTTCATTATTCTAATATGCCTACTTGCGTTTGAAGGATTCGCATTAAATCCTAATTGCCCAGATACTAAAATATAATTAATGCCTGATCCTATTTCTATACCACCGTCATTAGTAGCTGTTAATCTATTATCTGTGTTTAAACTTAAGTCTAAAGGCACTATTGTATAATTATTTGTTGTTAAATTAGTTATAGCTGCACTTAATGAGCGTGTCATTATACTAGGTAATATATTAACCCCGCTTACTTCTAGACTTTTTTCATTTTGAGGGAAGCAATTAATACCAACTGAAGATTTTACTCTATCAAAATAAATAATAGGAATACCCCTTGATAGCCATAAATTATATGTAGTTGATCCCCCAAAGCTATCAATAAGAGTAACTACTACATTCCATTCAAAGTTATTATCTGCTGTAAATGTCGAAGTAATACCATCTTCAAGTGTCCCACTAATTGAATATGCTGATTCAGTGACTTTTTTAGCTTGATATGTAATATTTATTTGATTATTACCATTAATAGACGGATAATCAGCGTCAACCATTATATCAGTATTAGAATAATAATTATCTTGCCTATTTAAAGTGATAATTGCAGAGGGCGGTGTCCAGTCTAGCATTTTTACATTGATAGTTTTTGAAGCACTGATCCCCCTACTATCAGTAACAGTAAAAGTAGCTGTTACATCTGACCCAGAATTGATTGTTGCATTTCCCCCAGTTGCAGCATTACCACTTAATGTCAAGTTGTAAGAATTACCATTGACAGACAAAGAACATGAGCTTAAACTTGCGTATTTTTGAGCAGATAAACCATTAGCTGCATATCTTACAATAGATTGATTCCTTACTATATCTTGATTATTTTCTGTAATAGCTACTGACGTATTATTAACATCTTGATAACTTACAGTGCCAATACTAGGCAAACAATCATTTTTATTTACTGTATATGTACCACCATTTGTATCTTTTGTAGAACTACCATATACTATTCTCATTTTATAAGTTCCGCTTTGTTTGTTTGGTATGCTTTTATATAGATTATCTATATCGTTAGGTGCATTATTAGATCCAATACTTGTGCCAGTCCAACCAGTAGCACTCCAGATAGTGCTGCCATCATCACCATACATTGTAGCTGTAACAGTCCGCCCCAAAGGATTATATAATGTCATCCACATTGCGTCACCAATTACAAAATTAGGTGTAGTTGTAACATAAGGATAATTATAAGTTGCTACACTCATAGTCGAACTATCAGTAGTTAGCTGACTATCTTTTCTTCTAACCCTTGTTTTTATGTTGTAATTGGTATTAGCAGACAAACCACTAATTGTATAAGATCCTCCTGTTCCATCAGCTACATTTAAACCTGTCCATGAAGATCCATTGTTGGAAGAATACCAAATATAATCAACTGTATTGTCACTAGACCAGTTCATAGTGATTGTTGTTTCTGTTTTACTTGATAAAGACTGGTTAGAAGTCGCATATCTAGGGATATTGCTAAGTGTGACATTAAATCCCTGCGAACTAGAACTAAATACGCTGTGGGAAATATACGCAGATACATAAATAGTTTTTGATCCGTCCGCATTATGCGAGATATTTAAATTTCTATTAAAGACCTCTGTGTATGAATTGTAAGTGAATTTCTGGCTAGTAGTTATTGATTGACTATAATTTGATCCGTTTATGGTGCAATAGCAAGTACCAGTACCATACGAAGTATACCCAGAGTTGGTTCTCCAGACTTGTACTCTAACAGTTACATTAGAAGTATTATTAGCTATACTAGTAGAATTTTCATCAACAATAATTCTATATTTTATATATTGATTCGAGGTACTAAAATTACTACTTGTTGCCATTATTTAAATTTCCCCCTTTTTTCCAAAATAAAAAAGCCTTTAAGGCTTTATAATATCTCTACTATTTTTGTATCAAAATATTGTTTGTTGCCTAAAGCTCTTATTTGTTTATAAATATTAAAAGTAGCTGTAATAATATATTTACCTTTGTATGGTATCTGTTCAGTCACCATACAGATAGACCACTCTGGTGCGGCTACACAATCTAAACTGCTGTGTAAATCATCTTCTGGAAATTCTATATATTTCTTATTCCCATCTGTTTTTAATATATAATCGCATTTATAGTTTGCTAATAATTATCAAAAAATGTTTTTAAGTAGAGGGAACACACAAAAGCATTACTAGAATATCCGTTATTGGTTCTATACGTAACATTTCTAACATTGTCTATTTTTATTACTTCCATATTGGTTCCTCCCAATTAAACCTATATAACATCCCTGTTACTACCTTAATTCCATTTACTATAGCTGCTCTGCCTATTACTTCCATTTTTGACTTTCCGTCATCTATTTGTTTAAATAGAAAACTTGAGTACATAGCACACGATTTTCCTATTGTCTTTAAGCTATTATGTGTGTAATAGTTCATGTTTTCTAATTCTTTATCAAACCCAAAATCAAAGTCTTTTACTAATTCATCACACAAATTTTCAAACTTCATATGCTGATTCAATCTATAGGCTGGATCTATCAAATCTTCATACGAACTATGAACTGGTGTACACAAATCCTCTAAAAAATGGATTGACCTTCCTAATTCTTCAAAGGATTCTTTTGAAGTGTCTGCACCTTTGGATTTTTCCCAGTGCTGTATAAATTTAGTCAGTGCTGATATTCTACCACCTTTATAATTTTTACGTGTTGCTGGGTTGTAAAAGTGCCATAAATATGCGTGATCGTTTTCGTCAGAGTCTGGTTTTACGCAGTATTCTAATATGATATTCTTTTGAAGTTCAGTAAGTTTTATCCCTGACAATTCAATTGCTTTTGCTGTGATAAATTCATGGGTTTTGCTATTCATTTTAAAAACCTCCAATATAAAATAAAAAGCACTATTTATAAAGTGCTTTTTATGTGCTGCTTGTAGAAGTGCTTACCAGTCCTATACCATCTGAAATAATATTGTTATTATTGTCAGTCAAAGTTATGGGAATAAACCTAACTTTGCTACAAAGTGTTATTTCTTCCTCTGTAACTGATTTTTTCATATGAAATTCATCTTCACTGACCCAGTATATTTTAGTCCCGTTACGGTCAAATCCAGCAAAGCCTACCTCATTATTTATAAGTACATATGATCCATCAGTACCATACATTTTAAGACCGTTTTTTGTCATTTCTCCTATTAGATTATTTGATTCGTCATAAAGCTCCAAAATGCCAGATTCATTTTCTTTAGATCCCAATTTCAGAGTGCCGCCCTTTATTAAGTTAGCAGACAAATTAATAACATTGATTGATTGCATATTAAGAGTACCGTCAATAGTCCAAGCAGAGTTAAATGTACCATTTATACCAGTTTGCGAAAAACCTATTCCACCATTATTAATCATTATTACATTAGTGGCTTCCTCTTTTGGCAATTTATCTACTACAAGGATTTTGTCACCCTCATATATAACATAGGAATTACCTAGTGTATTCCATATCTTGTTTGTAGCCTGTTCTAATTCTTGTCCTAAAGTAATTTGTAGTGTATTAGATTCTTCCTTTATAGCTTCATTTGTTTGGTTAGTAATTGTATTCATTAATCCAGACAAAGTATTTTTAAAGTTGCCAAACTCAATTTGTGTATATTTTTCTAATATACAGTCATAATCAAACGCAATAACATTAGTTAATAAATCTATGTTTAAACGCTCATCAAAAACTCTAACTGTATCACCAATATCTGTTATTTTCTCTAGGTTAGCCTTTAATGTATAGTTCACCTCTGGTAAACAATGAATATCCACATAATTTTGTGCTTGTTGCTGTAAATCTAATATTAATGCTTGTTTATATGCTGCTTCATCTAAATTACCATCTTCATCTTGATAATTTTCTTCTAATACTTCATCTTGCGAAAATGATATTACTTTAGTATATGGAATATCATATGTTGTTGTTGAATAAACATATAAATCCGCTTCACTATCTAATTCATTTAATAGTATTCCATCTTTGCCTACTGGCATTAACTTTGTACAGACACTAGACCAATTTTCATCACATGATATTTCTTTTAGATTCTTTTTATATTGCACTGTAACTGAGTTATCTTGTCCAATACTAGCTCTGATAGCAATACTAAAGTTATCTCTAACTAAATGACCGCCCCACCGCTCTAAGACTACCTCTATTGCTTCATAAAGTGATTTTCTAACACATCTGTATGAATTTATTGTTGTAATATCAGATAGTGTTGTAAATGGGCTTGTTATATCTGTCGCACTGTTTAAATGATCTAAAGCGTCATTGCAATTTTTATCGACAACATAAGAGTCTTTTATTATATAATTTTCCGAGTCATAAAATACATGATACGCTCTAATTGTAATTTTAGAGCGTGTTTTTTGTGGGTTAGTTATTCTAAATGCCTGTTCCCCCTGCGGAGTATTCGCAATAATAATTCTACCCTCTGTCAAATAGTCTACATAAGACAAATCCGCTTCTAAATCTAAATAATAATCTCCGTTATCCTCTTTATGCACAGTAGCTTTTAAAGGGTTTATTACCAAATCTCCGTTTGTACTAAATAATTTATCTGTTTGTCCAAATAATTTTATCATGCTGCATATCACCCCTTTTACGCATAAATGCCCTAAATTTTAATTTTTAAAGCTATGTATATAATTTGTCTAGCATTTAATTTTAACCGCCTTAAAATCAATTCTATGCAGTCCTTTTCCAGACATAGACTGATAAATAAGGTGGTAAATTAGAAGAACTACCAGTATTACCATGATTATGAGGCTGTCCACCGCCTGTATTTTCTACATAGTTAATTGTCCCCTTCCTGTAAGAGTTAGTGTAGCACCAAATATCTGTACTACTATCATCATTAGCATCTCTATATCCATGTGTATGGCTGGGGATTTCATTGATAGTCAATGTATGATCTGCTGTTGTATGGTAATGTGAAGCCGCTCCACCTGTAGACCCTGCACTATATGTACTTCCAGCAGCTAATAAAAACCTATCTTGTATTTGCTCCCACGAGCCACCAAATAATGTTTGCGGACTGGTACTATTAACACTCATATAAATAGCTCCAACTGGATATATTACATTTACAATCCCTGCAACTGAACTTTGCAAAGATGAAATATTGTCTGTATTTATATTTACTTGCTCTGCAAGTGAACTGACAGTAGAACTATCAGCCTTATTTGACACAGTAGTATTTAAAGACGATATATCACTTGTATTAGTGCTGACTTGCGAAGTTAAAGTAGATATATTGCTTGTATTAGTGCCAACTTGCGTACTTAATGCCGATACAGTAGAACTATCAGCCTTATTTGATAAAAGCGAGTCAACCTCTGTTTTATTGTAATAGTTAGTTAAATCCGCTTTTTGTATTCCGAGCAGTTCCCATGCGTTATTCACGTAAATATATTCTTTGTATATATCTGTAGCTTCGCTATTAGAAGGCACTAAATAAATGGTAGTAGTTGATATATCCTCTGTTGGCAATTGCTGCACTACAGCTATTGCAAATTTAGGTATTTCAGATACTAAGTTATTAATTTCTGCTTGTGTATATGTATCTGACTTTGTATAGTAATTTGCCAAATCATTTACTGTGTTGGTTATAAATACACCGTCATTAATAAAATCACTTAGCTTTGTAGGTTTATTTAGCAATTCGTTATAATCTGTAGTACCTGTATCACCTTTTTCGCCTTTAAGCATTAATATTTTGACTAAAGTTTGATCTATATTTTCTTTAACATTGATTTCATCCCATGTTACTTTTACTTCCATAATCATTACTCCCCTGTTATATCTTGATCGACTTTTAACCGCCCTCTAAGTATTGTATAAATATCACCATTAGCACCTATTTCTAAATCATAATAGTAATATCCAACCTCAATATTTTTAGTGTCATTAGGTGCGACTCTTACTCGATATTTTCCATTTTCGACAAGGGAAATACCATTATTAATGCTCTTTTGAAATATATAATTTGTATCATCTGAATTAATTTTGCAGCTAAAATATGCAGTGTCTAGGCTGTCTATTCCTTCAACTTCAAAAGCAAAAGATAACGTATTCCCCCTAACCATGCTTATATTAAAATTTTTGGTTGCGTTCATATCTTTACCTCCTCATACTTGAATTTTTCAAAGCAGCTAAAACAAAGTGGTTTATATTTTTCATTTCCACCTATGTCTATTACATTGCCTTCTAATACAAGTTTGTTATTATTAAATCTTCCATTTTGTGTAGCTTTATTACCACAAAAAGTACACATACAAGGGATTTCTCTAATAGTATCAGCAACTTCTAAAATAGTTTTGCTTCCTTCAAAAAGAGTACCTAAATAATTGTTTTTAAGTCCATATAATATAGCTAAATCCAAGTTATTTAGTCTTTTAATATCTTTTACTTGATTCTGCTCTAAAAATTGAGCTTCATCTACTACCAACAAATCAATATGAATATTTTGTGGGATAACCTCCAATATACTTTGCAAAGGTAAAATATCTAAACATTCACAACTTATTCCGATACGTGAGTCAAGCAAATTCCCTCTGCTTCGTGTATCAATTTGCGGCTTTATTACTATTACATTTTTACTTTTAGACTTAAATTCGTAAGATTTCATTATTGCCATTGCAGTTTTTCCGCAGTCCATAGTGCCATAGTAAAAATACATCTTACACAACTTAAAGCCACCTCGAATAATTTTCAATTTCAATTCTAGTTACATCACCAGTAAAACTAATATCATTTTTGCCTACATCTAAAACAAAATTGTCATAGTCCCCTGTTACTAACCTATTCTTTAAAACTCCATTTTTATATGCTTCCATTTGACTACTATTTATAGTGATATAACCCTCTGATCCTAAATTAATAACAAAAATTTGATTGTTATTAAGACTAAAATTTATAGTTCCACTTCCATAAATAGTCATAGTAGGTTTAGAAATATAATTACCTGTATTGCGTATTACAAGATCTGTATTACCATTTTTTATTAAACTAAGATTCAAAGTAAAATCCACCCCTGCACCAGCAGTTATATAAAAATAAATATAATTATATGTTTTAGATTCTTGTAAAACGCTGCTTAAAGTAACAGTAGTGTCATTTTGCAAAGTTATATATGTCCCACCAAAAGAATTAGCATTGGACGGACTATTATATATAACTCTAATAGAGCAGCTATTAGGCGAAGTACCAATAGAATAAGCGTTTAAAGTATACTCGCCTTCCTCTAAATTTATTGTATTTATAGGAACATAAAACTCTGTAGCTGCTGTAGGTGTACCACTTATAGTAATAAGTTCATTTGTTGCAGTGAGTAGTAAGCCATTTAATTCCCTTGAATAATTATTAAGAGTTATAAGTCCCGTATTAAAAGTTTTCATTACTTCCACACTTGAATATTTAAACGGTTGAATATGCATTGTAACAGTAGCAGTTTTAAATCTTATCAGTTTTTCAAAGTCTATTTGCTCTAGTATCTGATAGTTATAATATTTGTCACCCTCATTAGAAAAAATAACAGTCCCTTCACTATTGAAAAAAGCTATAATATCGTCTATGTCATAGTTATAAGATAGTCCTATATCAAAAGTTTTGTCATAAGCAGCAAAACCAAGCGGTGTTACAATATCACCATCACGCCCATCTATTTCTTCAATCTGTGTGCGAATAAGCGGTTTAGATATAGGCGGAAGTGTCTGAATAATTAACCCTTGTATTTCCGAACTGTTTACTCCATTTAAAATAATTTCATTCATCTTATATCACCTCCTAATTAACTATAAATTGCCCTTGCTACTGTCTTTTCGACAAATCGACCCATTGTAGTATCATCCATTTCTACTGTCATTTCAGATAGTGCAGCTTTAAAGGATTTTACAAGCAAATTATATTCACTATCTATCCCTCTATAAGCTAAATTTGTGTTTAATGCTTCACTTAAATTAGAGCCACTAAGCATAGAATTTTGTAGCCTATCAGCAACAAGTTTGATCCACTTTGTATTTTTTTCTAGTGGTACTATTGCTTCCGCTCCATCTTCACCAGCTATAACTGTTCTAGCTCCATCATCTAAAACACCGCCTTTAGCTAGTTTAGGAAGCGATAATTTTTTGATATTACCAATACTTACACCTGGAATTTTATTAATAAGATTAATCGCACCGTTAATTAGACTAATAGCACTGTTAATTGTATTTTCAATAATAGAAATAACACCGTTAATACCACTTTTAACGCTCTTACTAATAGCATTAGCAATACTTGTACCGATAGAACTAAATTTATCTTTAATAATATTCCATAGATTACCAAAAAAACTAGCCCAGTTAGAAAATACACCTTTAACTGCGTTCCACGCTGAACTAAATGTAGTTTTAAAAAAGGTAATTACTCCACTAAAGACATTTTTAATATTGTTCCATACTCCACTAAAGAAATTAACCCATGTATTAACTATGCCCTTGATACCTTCCCATGCGTCTTTCCAGTTACCAGTTAAAACATTTTTCACTACACTAAATATCCCTGCTATAGTGTCCCATATAGCTTTAAAATAACTAGTTACGGTGTCCCATACTGCTTTTATAGCAGTCCATGCAAGTTGAAAATAAGCTCCTAATACATCTTTAACTACACTAAATATTGTTTTTATATTTTCCCAGATTGTTTTAAAGTATATGACTGCTACATCCCATACAACTTTGATAACATCCCATGCAGCAGAAAAAAAGTTACCTAATACATCTTTAACTACACTAAATATTATTTTGATATTTTCCCATACAGTAGCAAAATAAGGCTGTACTAAATCCCATACTACTTTTATTAACTCCCATGCTTCTGTAAAGGCATTACTAATAGATTCAATAATAGGAAATACCGATTCGCCTATCGAAGTAAATAAACTGCTGAAAAACTCTGATACTGGCTGCCAAATTTCTTTGATCTTTTCCCAAGCAATACTAAACCATTCAGACAAAGCACTAATAATAGGCTCTGCTACCTCTTTTATCTTTTCCCATAGACCGATCCAGAAATTTCTAAAATCTTCTGATGTATTCCAAAGGGTAATAAATGCTGTTACCAGTGCAGCCACAACAACTATTACAACCCCTATAGGATTAGCTGCCATTGCAGTATTAAGTGTCTTAAATGCTGTTGCTGCTCCCTTTACCATAGTTGTAAGCCCAGATAGTATATCAGCTCCTTTAAATACTAAAAAATATGTTGCTACTCCTGTTGCCATCCCTGCCATTGCTGCAATAAAAGCGTCTTTATGTTCTATAACAAAATCTATTGCTTCTCCTACTGCCTTAAATGCTTCACTGACAATAGTTTTTAATCCACTTAAAGCATTAGCTATATTTTCTGATCCTATAGACTCAATAATATTAGCAATTCCATTTGAAATAGCGGTGTTTAAGTTTGTCATACTAGTATCTATACCGCCAGTTGAGTCTTGAGCTTGTTTTTCAAAGGAAGCTAAACCGCTCCCACCCTCTGAATTTAAATTAATAAGTGCGTCTTTTACTTGTTTAGTGGTAACTGTGCCTTTTTGCCAAGCGGTAAATAAATCTTGCGACTTTTTCCCCGCTCCCATAACTTCCTGTGCTATTTGATTCATTTGTGAGGGCATTGCACTATTAATAATTTGCCATGCTGTAGCGTCTGGTTTACCTTTAGCTATTATTTGATACCATTGTTCCATAGCACTATTAGCTACCTCTTGACCTTGACCACCTGCTAAAGTTGCATTATTCAAAGCTAGTGTTAAATTAGTGGCTTCATCAATATCTCCGCTTAATGCTGCATATTGTTGTTGCATACTCATAATATTAGGTAAAGTTGTAGGAAGTCCCTCTATACCTTTTTTTAACGTATCTGTAGTTTTTGACACATCATCAGTTGCATAACCGAGATTTTCCATTGTCTTTTTGTAGGAATTAATAGTATCAACACGAGATATAGCAGAGTCTAATTGCCCTGTTATCGCACTTGCTAATTTTGATATTCCGTTTGAAATTAAATTAGCTATTGCACCCTTTAAAACAGTAAAACCACCGCTGGATTTTTCCGCACTTTTCCCTGTATCATCTAAAGATTGTGATAAACCGTCTGCTGCTTTTTCTGCTTCCCTTAATTTAGACTTATTTTCTGCAAGTTCACCATCTAAGGTATTCATTTGTTTAGCTAAGTCTTTAGCAGCCTGTGAATTTTCCCCTTGTTCTAAAACCACATTGGCATACTGAGTTTTTAATGATTTTAGAGCGGATTCTTGCTGTGAAATAGTGGTTTTTAAAGTTCCATAAGCACTACTATTTCTTTTAGCTTCCTCACTGCTTTTTGCCATTTCATTATCAAGATCACTAATTGCTTTTTTAGTTGTAATTACATCCGCTTCTGCTCTTTTTATTTGAATACCCATGTTACTCATGGATTTTGCGTTATTATCTTGTGTAGCTATACTGTTTTTAACTTGAATTGCTAGATCTTCTACAACCTTTTTTTGATCTTGATATTCTTTTGAGGTTGTACCTAAAGTCTTACCTATATAATCTAATTTTGATTTTTCATCTTCATATTTTTGTATTAGCAGATTATGCTTATTTGCATTATCTGTATATTGCTGACTCATTGCTGCATATTGTTTTTTTAGTGTATTTAACTTGTCTGTTTGTAACCCTAATTTACTTGTTAAATCAGAGCTTTTAGCAGCTAAAGCAGCCATAGAAGTATCGTTTTTATCATAAGTTGCAGTAGTCAACTTCATTTGTGCAGATACTTCCTTTAAATTTTGCGTTATTTGCTGGAGTGCTTTTCTATACTCACTTTCGCCAACTAGTTTTATTGCTCCACCAAAGGACATAATCTCACCATCCTTTTAAAACCATTCCTCTTGTTTTTGCGATTTTTTATAAGCCTCTGAATATGTTGTATTAGTATTTTTTAATCTCATTTCTAAATCAAAATCATCTTTATAATGTTTATAAAGTTTGTTAAACATAGTCAGTGTTAATCTACCAGTCTGAAAAAAAGACAAGCCTAGTTTAGACTTGCCAATAAAGTAAAACCATGAAAAATCTATGACTGGATCTATTTCTGATTCATCATGGATTATGCGTTTTTTTCTTCACTCTTTGTACTTGCAACCACAGTATTATTTAAAGCTAGTGCGGCATTATCCGCTCCTATTTCTGTTATCATTCTTCCAACTTGCTTTAATGTGAGTGGTTTTATATCCGTCCCATTTTCTTCATTATCTATGTCAATACCTTCATTTAGCATTGCAGTAAATCCAAATCTTAGTGCTTTAACATTAGGTTCACCGCCTGACGGATCACTTAATTGTCCCCACTTTTCAATACTTCCATATTCCCCTTGTATTTCTTCCATGACATTTAAATTAAATACCAGTTTATATTCTTTATCTTTATATTTTATTTTTCCGTTTACATCCTTCATTGAATTTACCTCCTAACAAAAATAGGGCAGACTTTAAATCTGCCCTTTGGTTTAATTATTCACTATCAACCCATACTGCATATAAAGTTGTATCGTCAATAGGTGTAAATGGGCTGGTTACTGTTGCACTTTGTGCGGCTGCTGTTTTAGCCCAGCCACTAAATGTTTTTCCCTCTGGTGCGGTTAAACTTGATCCGTCATTTAGTGT